ACACAAAGGTAAACCCTGGATTCCAGGCCCGCCGAGATGCACAAAATTTAAAGAATAAAGGTTAAGCATGAGTTGGAAAAAGTTTTTTCGCCCAGTAAATTCGGTACTACCTGTTGCACAACGTTCGGTTGACAGCACATCTGCATACGCATCGATATCTAAGTACAGCAATTGGTTGCCAGAAGTGTATTCTGGTCCACCTGATCGTTTACAACGATATTCTGTTTATGATCAGATGAACTTCGATCACGAAATTAGTGCAGCACTCGATACTATCGCAGATTTCGGAACAGAACCCGACGAAATAACTGAATTACCCTTCATTCTAAAGTATCACGAAGATCCTACACCATCTGAAGTACAGGTTCTCGAAAAAGCACTAGGACAGTGGTGTAGACTAAACAAATTCAATCGCAGGATGTGGAGAATTTTCCGTTCTGTTCTTGTGTACGGCGATCAGTTCTTTATCCGTGATCCGGAAACATTTAAACTTTACTGGATTGATCCTGCTAAAGTTGAGAAGGTTATTGTAAACGAAAGTGATGGCAAGAAAATTGAAAGCTACTTCATTAAGGATATTGATCTTAACATGAAGAGCTTAGTTGCAACTAATCAACTGAACAAACAATCAAACGAAGCATTCGGTGGTAACAGTATTGTATTCTCTCCGCCAATGCAAGGTAACATGAATTATGTATCGGGTGGTTATGGTGGTGCCGGAACAGCAAATTACAAAGATAATGGTGCGGTAGCAGTTGATGCAGAACATATTGTTCAACTTTCTCTTACAGAAGGTATGAATGCTGCATGGCCATTCGGCCTTAGTATTCTTGAACAGATTTACAAAGTCTACAAGCAGAAGGAATTGCTCGAAGACGCGATTCTTATCTACAGAGTTCACCGTGCACCGGAGCGTCGTGTATTCTTTATCGACGTCGGTACTATGCCCCCCAACAAGGCTCAGCAATATCTTGAACGTATTCGTTATGAAGTTCAACAGAAGCGTATACCTAGCAGAACAGGTGGCGGCTCTAATGTAGTAGATTCTACATATAACCCTATGTCTATTCTTGAAGATTATTTCTTTGCAGTTGGCGCCGATGGTCGTGGTTCTAAAGTCGATGTCTTACCCGGTGGCGAAAACTTAGGCGACATTGATGATTTACGTTATTTCAATAACAAGATGTTAAGAGCATTAGGTGTGCCTAGTTCTTATTTGCCAACTGGGCCAGAAGACGGCACAGCAGGTATGAGTGACGGCAAAGTTGGAACCGCATTTATTCAAGAATTTAGATTTGCTAAAGTTGTGACTCGTTATCAACAACAGATTATTGAACCTGTTGACATAGAATTTAAATTATTCTTGAAGCACCGTGGTGTGAATATCGATAATAGTTTGTTTGAACTTGCATTCACGCCTGCACAGTCGTTCTCCGAATATAGACAACTTGAACTCGATTCTGCAAAGATTAATACATTTACTTCGCTGACTGATATTCCGTTTGTGTCTAAACGATTTATTCTTAAGAGATACTTAGGCTGGACAGAAGCAGAGCTTGCTGAAAACGAAAAGATGTGGAAAGAAGAGCGCAGCCGCTTAAAGACTTCGAGCACTGCAGGCACCGGCGGAGCAATGGGTGGTATGGGTGGAGCAATGGGTGGATTAGGTGGCATGGGCGGAGACATTGGTTCTGCACCAGGCGGGTTGTCCGATGTCGGTATTACCAGTTCTGGCATTGACGGCATGACCGGAGATGAAGGCGATGAAGGACTTCCCGGCGATGAGCCCGATGTAAATGATGCTGAAGTTGACAATTTCGGAGCATAAATGAAAATTGTAGAGATTACTGAAAGTTTTACAAGTAGTGTAGATTCTACACTGGTAAGAGCTACACGTGATCTCTTCACGCGGAATGCAGTCATCGGCAATAGATCTATTGTATTCAATGCAGCCAGGTATAGTAGTAGCAAACACGATAATGCTGACATCTGGGAAATTGAATTTATTCAAAAGACACCGGGCAGAGTTTCGTATTCTAAAACAGGCGCCGGCAACGAGATGCAAGTTTTCTCGTTTGTTATTGAATGCATGCGAGAACTGATAGCCAGATATTCGCCTTCGCGTATTGAATTTTCGTCACATCAAGACGATAAAAATAGAACACGACTGTATGCCAAGATGTTACAGAAAATACGTGTAAACGGTTATACACCGGCCGAAATATTTTCGTCTGGTAATACTGATTTCTTCGCACTAGACAGAATTGATAATTCGGAGCATTAAAACTTATATATCTATTGCAAAGATTTTCCAGCTTCTGCAATTATCAAACCCATAACGATTACCTGCAAGTTTCACTAAAACAGAGACTGATACACAAGAAATTTTTGATGCTTCACGTATGGTATCGACAATGTAATCTACACCTTCTGGGCTAACAAGTTTGAACTTTCTGGTTCTTTTAGATTTAGATATATTTTCTTTATGTAGGTCTGTCTTAGGCAATCGTGCATGATTATATGCAGCGTGGTCTCGCTGTTTTGCCTTTTCTGATTGAATCTGTTTTGTTGATTCTGTATGATGCTTACCGTACATACCATTCTTTTCGCCTGTACTCAATGCATGATTTTTGGGAAATTTATGTCCATACGATTTTCCTTTTTGTGATTCGGAAGATGCTTTTGCTATTAATTTGCGCACCCATTCGTATTCTTTATTGTTCCTTATATGCCTTGTACTAGATGCGGTCAACATCCTTAAAGAAAATACGAGTTTATGATTACCGGGATAAATTTTTACAAGTAATTGATGACATACGAAATGTTCTCTTGCAGTCAATAAGACAAGATTTGTTTTATCATTTGATCCACTGAGGCACTTTGGGATAATATGATGTGCCTCATAATATGCCTTATCTTTTCTGCTACGGTTTGCCAGGGCTGCACGAGCAATAATTGAATTGTAGATCGATAAATAGTTCATAGATATATTTACCAAAGAGGGTACCGAAAATGCTTGCACGAGAACTATTAGTGGAATTCTACGATCCAGCAGACGACGAGCTGGGAAAAGCAAAAATGGATGATACTCGTCGTCCTCGCCTCACTATGCTTCACTTACAGAAGCTTAGAAAATCAAGGGATGCCGAGCGTTACGAAAAGGCTGAGCATATAAATTTCTTACCGGATATGTACGGTACACCACCTGCAGAAGCTGGTGGTTTATAATCAGCTTTTAATTTTTCTGTATTTAAGATAAATACAGAGTAGTCAAATCGTAAAATGGCGTGTTTTATCGCCATTTTACCGTCTCGATGCCCCGCCTGAGCTAAATATCCCGAATACCATTAAATTGGATATTGGAAAATATTTAACTAATCAAGGAGATTGGGCATGTCACAAAAACAGAAGCTTGAAAAGGTTTTGGATCTTCTTCTTTCTGAAGATTCGGAACAGGCAGCTGAAATTCTCCATCAAATCATTGTTGAAAAAGCTCGCACTATTTACGAAAGCATCGTAGACGAAGAAGAAGAAGAAAACGTCGAAGAAGCTGTTGAAGAAGAAGGCGATGAGCTCGAAGAAGCTGAAGATTTTGGTGGCGAACCTAATAAAGATTTTACAGATGATATCGAATCCGACATGGACGACATCGAAACCGATCACGAAAACGACGGTGAAGCCGACGAGTTCGGCGACGACGAAGGTGAAGGCGACGATGAAGATATGGACGGCGAATTCGGTGAAGAAGAATCCGTAGAAGATCGTGTTGACGATCTTGAATCGCAGCTTGAAGAACTTCGTGCAGAATTCGACGCACTTATGGGCGAAGAAATGCAAGAACCACAGCACGCCGATCTTGGCGACGAAATGTCTGACATTGAATCTGAATTCGGCGACGATGAAGGTGGATTTGGCGGCGAGTTCAGTGGAGAAGAAGACGGCTTTGGTGGAGAAGAGGAAGAATCGTTCTTCGAAAAGAAGGCTGAAAAGAAGAAGCCTGTAGAAGAAAAGAAGAAACTCGACAGAGCTCCGCAAGCTAAGGATAAGAAGAAAGAAAAGAAAGTCGACGAAGAAACACAATTCTTGAAGAAGGTTGCTGACACCGGTCAAAAGGGTACAGCAAAGCTTGTAGGAACTGGTAACAAGTCGAGTCTTGGTGCTGAACAAAATAAGAGCCCTTATACAAGTGTTCCAGCTCGCAAGGATTACGGCGGAAAGCCAACTAAGATCGGCGGCAACGGCGGTACAGGTGGCGAATATGGTAAGTATCATGGCGACAGCGCTAAAGACGATACCCCATCCGATAACGTCGACGTAAAGCAAAAGAAGGTTACTGCGAAGGCTGATACAACTGCTAAGTTTACTGGCGGCAAGACAGCAGGCGACGGTTTCTCTAAGTCTCCTCTTTCGAAGAAGCCTTAAGGATTGAGTATGGCAATGGCAAATAAACTTTACGAGTACCTATCGTTTGATAGAGCTCATGTTCAGCTTCTTGAAGAAGATAACAAGCAAGGTGGTAAAGATCTCTGCATGAAGGGTATCTTCATTCAGGGTGACGTAAGAAATCAAAACCAGCGTGTTTATCCGATGAGAGAAATTGCCAAGGCTGTTAACTCTATTACTGAAAAAATAAGCGCAGGTCAATCAGTGTTAGGTGAGCTCGACCACCCGGAAGAGCTTTCTATAAACCTTGACCGCGTAAGTCACCTCATCACAGAAATGTGGATGGAAGGTGCAGATGGATACGGTAAGTTGAAGATTGTGCCGACTCCGATGGGAAACATTGTTAAGACATTGTTGCAATCGGGTGCTAAGTTGGGCGTCTCTTCCCGTGGTTCCGGTAATGTTGGTGACAGCGGTGCAGTTTCTGATTTTGAAATTGTTACTGTTGACATTGTTGCACAACCTAGTGCTCCAAATGCATATCCGAGAACAATATATGAAAGTCTTTTTAACATGAAGGGTGGCGCAAATGTTATTACTACCGCAAGGGAAGCATTAACTGAAGCTGCTGCACAAAGACAGCTTGTTAAAGACCTTCAGAGATTTATTCAAGAGTTAAAAATTTAAGGGGAACTCAAGATGGCAAAGAAAATTGATGAGATCTTGAGCGAAAGCGTTGGACTGTCCGAAGAAGTCAGGGGCCAGATTGCTGGTCTTTGGGAAGCAAAGATTTCCGAAGCTCGTGAAGAAGTTGCTGCAACACTCCGTGAGGAATTTGCACGTAAGTTTGAACACGACAAGGGAGTTCTTGTAGAATCGATGGATCGTTTCTTAACTGATAAGGTCCGCGTTGAACTCGAAGAATTCGCCGATGACAAGAGAAAACTTGTCGCAGAACGTATTGCCTATAAGAGCAAAGTTACTGAACACACAAAGATTTTAAACAAATTTATCACCGAAGCTGTAGCTAAAGAAGTAAAAGAACTTCATTCCGATAAGAAGGCAATGAAGGAAAACTTTAAGAAGCTTGAAAACTTCTTATTGAAACAACTTGCTGAAGAAATCAGTGAATTCCGTGCAGACAAGAAAGCACTTGTCGAACAGAAAGTCAAGATGGTTTCCGAAGGTAAGAAGCAGTTACAGGAATCGAAGGCGCAATTTATTAAGCGCGCAGCAAGACTCATTGAGTCCAACATTGAAAAGGCATTGCGTACTGAAATGCGTCAATTCAAGGATGATGTTCGCGTCGCCCGTGAAAACGAATTCGGTCGTAAGATGTTTGA